GGATCGATTATGTCCAGTCGTCGTCTATATCCGTTCCCGTGCCGAGAAAAGGATCAACGCATACCGTGCCGCCTATCGCCGCGACAGCTTGCGCTTCCGTCAGCTTGAACCACTCCCGGCTGCCATCGACCTTGCACGCGACTAGATTGTCATGCAGGTCGAACTCGGCGCGCTTCACATCTTGGAATACGGCGGAGAACGCGACCATTCGATAGTCGCGATAGGGTGAGCCGGTCTGATAGTCGCTGAGTCGCTTGGAAAGATCCCCGGATGAGCCGATCTTGACGATTCCTGGCCATGCCGGATTGGAGACAACGTACAGCCGGCCTACGGCAGTCGGTAACCCCGTTTTCTCGTTTAGCGTGGCTCTCTCGTCAAACGAGACAATCGACGCGACCGGCTTAACTGGCACCTTGCCTACGCTCGTCAGCCGCTCAAGCTCCTCGGCAGCACTGCGATACCTTGACATGACATAATACCCGTTAGCGTGCGCGGCATGCGCACTACGGCATAGTGCCTGAAGCGCGGAATAAGGTGCAGACAATTACACATATTAATACCGCGTAAACGCTAGCAGCGGCGGCAACGTGGCAAGTATGGCGGGATGCTCCATGATCCATTCGACTCCAAACTGCTCCAAATGGAAGATTATTGTTAACGTTTGCTGCTCCATTCCGCTCCAACACTCTAGATGGAGCAGCGGAATGGATCATGGAGTAGCACCCCCGGTGAGTTAAAAGCGGAGAGAGCCGGTTCCGTTTTCGCCGCGCCGCACTGTTAAATAGCGCCAGCTGCTCGAATGCCGTAGTTGCGTCATCATACGGGCGTTTGATGCTGCAACTATGCCTGGCAGCGGCTCGGACGCGGAGGGTGACCGTCCCATAGTCGATCGACCCTCCGCCATGCGCGGGCCTATAGGCGAGCTCGCCAGGAATCGACCTCCCGAAATCGAATGGCGATGCGCGCCCTCAGTCACGCGTAGAGTTTTCGCAAAAATATTCTATCAATTCATATGGTTAAGTCGACTTGGCCGATCCATCGGCCGATGTCGCCTAGTTCCCACGGCACTACGTTCACACGTTAAAAATATTATAAAATCAAAAGGTTGCGCCGCCGCGCTTGCTTTTTGAGATTCTCGTAATTATGGTGGAGATGAGGGGAACTGAAAAAGTTCTCTCCACAGCCTCTGCTGCCACGTTGCCACCGTGCAATCGCGTGTACGTCAGCAAGCCAGAACGCCGCAAGGTCCGTAGCCCGCCCGGAAAGCGCGGGCACCAATTCAACCCCGTCCCGCCCCCGCGCCGCTGTAGACGATCCGCTGCCGAGTTCGTGCCGCGCCCACGTTGCCTTCTCCCGACGTGCGCCCGTGCCTTCGGTCCGCATCGCGCACGGCGCGGGGGAGATGGGCGAGACCAAGTTTCGACGCCCCCGATCGCGCCCGCCAACAGCCGCGCGTGGAGCAATGGGCGGCGTTCTTTCCAACGCGAGGAGAAGTTGACATGACAGACCCCACCCCCGCGGCTGCCCCCGGGCAGCTCGTGAAGATCGGCACGGTCGCCGCGGCGAACATCGTCAAGCGCCTCGGCTTGGCCGAGACCGCGGTGGACACCGTCGAGAAGGCGATCGCGGACGAGATCAACTCGATGAGCTCGCACTTCACCCTCGCCGTCGCCGACGTGCAGACGCAGTACGAGGCCGATACCGCGAAGCTGAAAGCCGACTACGAGAAGGCCGTTGTAGAGGTGAAGTCGGTCTTCACGTACGTGAAAGCCAACAAGGTGAAGGTTCCTTCGGTGCTCGGCGCGGTGGCGGCAGTTGCCGGCGTGCTGGGGCACTTGGTCTAACATCGTGTCCGGAGAAGCGGACACGAGCTGGCTTGACGGCCCGGCGGACGATGAGTGGCTGCGGATCGAGGATCCGACGGCGGGCAAGACGACGCTCGCCTTCCAGCACATGGTCGACGCCTGCATGCGCGGGACGAATCGCGTCATGGCGTGCGATGGCACCTGGCTCGCGTACCGCCCGTACAACCGCGAGTTCGACAAGGAAGTGAACCCGCGCACGCGTGAGCGGTTTCTCGACTTCCAGGCGGCCGGGCACTACAAGCACATCGGCACGTACGATGAGGTGCAGGTCTACGAGCTCCTCGAGGGCTCGCCGTTCAAGCACAAGGACCACTACGTCATCGGCCAGAGCTACTGGGGCGACATCCGCCAGGCTGCCAAGGCCGCGTGTGAGCGGAATTGGTCGGACTACCACGACATCTTGGGCGCAATGGCCTCGGCTCTGAAGGGCGGCAACCGCGACCCCGGCTTCGCGAAGACGATGTGGGGCGATGCGTTGAACCAGGTCGCCGTGCAGATCAAGCAGATGAACGGCCCGAGCGAGCGCGAAGTGAACGAGGGGTTCACCGGCGTGCGCAAGGCGCGCGGGATCTCCCGCGGCGGAGTGCTCGCGACGCTCGACACCTCGGGCCTCCAGAAAGTTGGCTTCGATGCCCGCAAATGAGGACTGGCTCGACACCGGTGAGGCGAAGGCGGTCGTCGCGGCGCCACCGGCTATTCCCGCCGAGTTTGTTGCTCGGCATGCGCTGGTGGAAGAGTGCTGGGGACGCCTGTCGCCGGCTCAGCGCACGTTCCTAGCGGCGTGGCGCGAATGCCGGTTCAACGCCCGCGCAGCGAACCGGGCGGTTCATGGCGTGAGCTACACGAACACCTCGCACACGAAGTGGTCGCAGGAGCCGGACTACTCGACCGTGATGCGCGTATGGCGCGCGATGGCGGCCGACTCAGCGCTCGACAAGGATCGGCTGCTCACCCGGCAAGATGACATCGTCGAGACGCTGTTGACGCCGAAGCCCGTACTGCATCAGGGCGTCATGGTCCCCGACACGCGCATCGGCGCTCGCGCGGGCGACGTGCTCGAGGAAGTGGAAGCGGGCGCCGCCTCGCGCGCCAACGAAGTGTTGATGAAGGCAGCCGGGCTGCTCAAGGACAAGGAGCTCGAAGTGAACATCGGGCTTATCGGTCCGTCGCTCAACATCCAGGTCGTGCAGCCGAACGGGGAAGTCAAGAACGTGACACCGCGCGGCGTCACGGTGGAGATGCCCGAGCCGACGGCCGACGGGTGGCTCGATGGCCCTTAGCCCTCTCGGCCCGGTAGCCGGCGCCTTCTGTCTCGACAACCACGAAGTGTCCGCGATCATGGGACCGGTGGGGTCGGCGAAGACTACTGCCGCCGGCATGAAGCTCGGCCGACACGCGTACGAGCAGCGACCGTACGAGGGCGTTCGGCGCACGCGCTTTGCGATCGTGCGCAACACCGGTCCGCAGCTGCATGACACGACGATGAAGTCGTGGTTCAAGTTGTTCCCGACTGACAACAAACATCGGAAGTGGACCTCGACGACGAAGACGCAGACATGGCGCTTCATCCCGAAGGGGCAGAAGGAGATCCTCCACGCGGAGTTTCTGTTCCGCGCCTTGGATGACGAGGACGACGTTGCCAACCTGCTGTCGCTCGAAGTAACGGGGTTCTGGTTCAATGAGCTTCGAGAGATCAACACCGAGATTCTCGCGCATGCAGGGCGTCGCGCTGGCCGCTATCCTGGCGCTGATCTTGGCGGATGCACCTGGCGAGGATGGTTCGGAGACACGAACCCTTGGGCTTTTACCAGCGACCTACATGACATGTTCGTCGCCAACAAGCGGGACGGGTACGAGTTCTTCAAGCAGCCGGGCGGCATGGACGAAGGCGCCGAGAACCTCGAGAACTTAGAGCAGACGCCCGAGACGCTGGAACTGCCGTGGAATGATCTGCGCCGTCGCGAGCAGGGGCGCACGTACTACATCAACGCGCTTCGGGACTACAACAAGAACGACGCGGACATGTACGTACACTGCAAGTACGGTGTCTCGCGCAGCGGCAAGCCGGTGTTCGTGTCGTACGATGACAACGCGCACTGCAAGCCGTTCGAGTTGCTGAAGGTTACGGACCATCACGGTGCGCAGCCGTTCGTGCCCCTCCTGATCGGGTACGACAACACGGGCCGCAACCCCGCGGCGATGATTGCGCAGCGCACGGACGCCGGCCAGTGGCGCCTCCGGTACGAGTTCATCGGCGAGGGCATGGGCATGAAAGCCCACGCTGCGGCGCTTCACCGGTTCCTCGAAGAGAAGATCCCCGGGTATCGGATTCTCAAGATCACCTGCGACCCCGCGGGCGCTGCCAAGGGCGCCGACGACCTTGACATGCGGATGGTCGTGCAGCGCGAGTTCCCCGGCGTGTCCGTGGTCAACGCGCGCACCAACGACCCCGCGACCCGGATCGAGGCGGTCGACGGCACGTTCCGGCGGATGGTGAACGGCGAGCCTGCGTGTCTCGTTCATCCGGATGTCAAGATTTTCCGCGCAGCGTGCCTGACGAAGTATCAGTACCGGCGCATGAAGTTGTCCGGGGAGGAGCGGTACACGGAGACGCCTGACAAGGTGACACCGTGGGCCGACATTGCGGACGCGACGCAGTACCTGATGTTGGGCGGCGGCGAGGGCCGGGTGAACTCGGACGGGACCGGCAAAGAGCCGAAGTGGCCCGCGAACGGCCAAGCCATCACGCCGAAGGTGCCGGAGGCGACGCAGCGGCAACAGCGCGACGCGCGACTGTTTGATCCACGCACAGGGGCCATTTTTCGTGACTACTGATTCGCTTCTCGACGGGGCCGGTGACAGCCTGCTGGATGACTCTCCGCCGACGGTGGTTCAGGGGTCCGTGTACCTGATGCGCCACGGCAGCACAGCACTCGACGCGCAGCACCGCTCCGACGGCTGGCTCGATCTGCCGCTCTCGGACGAGGGGCGCCTTGGGCTCATCCAGGCGCAGCAGTACTTGAAGACGATTCCGCTGGCGGCGATCTACGAGCCCGGCCTCAAGCGCACGGCCGAGACGGCGCATATCGTGAAGTCCGGCACGATGTCGGATCCGCCGATCGAGACGACGCCAGAAGCGAAGACGTGGAACCTCGGCGTGCTCGCCGGGACGCGCAAGCGCTACGGGCGCCCGGAAGTGAAGCGGCTCATCGAGACGCCCGGTAAGGCGCCGATGGGCGGGGAGTCGTACGCCGACTTTCGCGATCGTTTCCTGCCTTGGTTTGAGGAGTGCGCGACTGAGGCGGCGAGCTCCGGCAAGCCGGTACTGATCGTGTGCTCGGGGTCCAACCTGCGCTGTCTTGGGCAGACGCTTGAGAATGACCCCGATGCGCTGGATCTGGATGAGGGTGGCCTAGCCGTCCTGCGTTACGCTGGCGGCAGATGGCACAGCGAGGTTCTCTTCGGCGCGGAAGATGACAGCCAGTACATCTCCTGAGCTATCCCTGCTCGACACGGCGGGGCTCAAAGTTCGGGACTGGTTTGTCGTATTCCACCCGCGCGTACCGCACTTTTTCTGGGCGTCTTGGCTGAAGCAGGGTTTCCGGCACGTTGAGCTCGCGAAGCCTGTGTATTACGGGCCAGCGGTATCGGATGTCATGTGGCTGCACATCCTTCCGACCTTCGAGATGCTGGATGCCGAGGTAGCGCTCGACCCGACACCGCCTTGGACGCGCTGCCCTGAATCGACCGTAGTCAAGGTCACCGCGAGCCGGCCGCTCGGGCATGTGCGGCAGTGGTTTCATCTCGGCCCGATGTCATGCGTCGAGATCGTAAAGAACGCGCTCGGCATCAATGCATTCTGGGTACGGACGCCGTACCAGCTTTACCGGTACATCAACCGCCGCAATGGCGTCATAACTTCGAGGTAGACGATGGGCGGCGGTGGCGGCGGTTCAGGTCCGACTCTTCAGCAGCAGCAGCTGGAGACTCAGCAGGCGTTGACCAATGCGAACCTCAATCTCGAGGAGAATTCGCAGCGCAAGACGATCCTGAACGCTATGCAGGGCACGCGCGTGTTCCGCGGGTCCGCGTTGTCGCGGGCGCTCGCCGGCAACAATAACGCGCCGGGCGTGGCCCCCGGCCCGAGCACGGCGCAGGTCAATTCCTACGGTCAGCTCGTGACGGCGCCACAGACGAGTTTGCTGGACACGCGCGCCGGCAAGAGCAGCAGCGGCGCGGCCGCAAACCCGAGTGCCAGCCCGAGCGCCGGTACTCGGATAGGTGGGGGCGGTTATCGAGGCGGTGAGAGGCCATGAGCATACACATCAACCCGGCGCACAAGGGTCGCTTCACGAAGAGAGTGACCGGAAGCAAGAACGGCAAGCTGACTGACAAGGGCGTCGAGAAGGGGCTGCATTCCAAGAGCGGCACTGAGCGCAAAGAGGCGAACTTCGCCCGCATGGCTCGGCGGCACTTCAAGCCGCTCTAGCCGATGCTGCTCTCCAAACTCCCGTCGGGTCTCGAGGACGTTGAGGCGTTGCTGAAGCGCCGCAAGTCCGCGGGGGCAAAAAAGAACCTCTGGCGGGCGATCTACAGGGACGCCTACTTGTTCGCGATGCCAGCGCGCGAGACGTTCACCTGGCATACCGAAGGGCAGTATCGGAACAACCGCCTGTTCGACTCGACGCTGCAGGAAGCGACGTACACCGCTGCGAACACGCTGTGCGCGCTTCTCTTCCCGTCGTGGGTTGAGTGGGCGCAGCTCTCGCCCGGCGGCGCGATCACATCGGATATGCTGGACGCGCACCCGGAGATCCTCGTCGGGCTGCAGAAGTCGACGAAGCTGTTCTTCAACTACCTGAACGCGTCGAACTTCAACACGGTCATCAGCGAGGCCGCGCTCGATCTGCAGGTGGGTACCGCCGCCCTGACGTTCGACGAGGGCGACAGCGAGAACCCGTTCGTGTTCCAGGCCATCCCGCTCTCGGCGATCGAGATCGAGGAAGGTCCGAACGGTTCGATCGAGACGACATGGATGGAGCGCAAGCCGGAGGGCCGGAACTTGTTGCGCATGTATCCCGGGCTCGAGGTGTTCGACTTGCCCGAGAACACGCAGGAAGTGATCCGCAAGACACCTGAGCAAAAGCTGCGGATCATCCAGGGTGAAGTGTACGACCCCGAGACGAAGAAGTATTTCGGAGTCGTGATCGACGAGGCCGGCCCGACGATCATCTGGCGGTACGACTTCGGCAAGAGTAACCCGACGATCGTCGCGCGGGCCTCGAAGACAGCTGGCGAGACGTTCGGCCGCGGCCGCGTCCTGCTCGCGCTCGCCGACGCCCGCACGCTCGATCGCATGCAGGAGTTCGTGCTGACGCAGGCCGCGCTCTCGGTCGCCCCACCGATGACCGGCGTGAGTGACGGCGTGCTGAATCCGTACACGGCGAGCCTGACGCCGAACACGATTATCCCCGTCGCGAGCAACGCGGACAACTCCCCGTCGCTGCGTCCGATCGAGCTCGGCCAGAACTTCTCGATCACCGAGCAGATGCTGAAGGACCTTCGGGAGCGCGTGCGCCGCACGATGCTAGGCCCCGAGCCGAGTGAAGGTCCGGTCAAGTCGGCCACCGAGATCAGCGTCGCTGATCGCAACCGCCTCTGGGCGATGAACGGTGAGTACACGCGCATTCAGGCGGAGCTGCTCGCCAAGGTCGTGACGCGCGGCATCTTCATCCTTCAAAAGAAGGGGCTGATGCCGAAATTCAAGCTCGACGGCAAGTCCGTCAGCGTGAAGTACACGTCGCCCTTCGCGACCACGCAGAACGCGGACGACTTGATGTCGCTGCAGAAGACGATCCAGACGTTGCTCGGCTTGGGTCCACAAGCCGGCCCCGCGGCGATCCAGATGGGCCTGAAGGTGAAGGACATTCCGGCTTACGTCGCGCGTCTGAACGGCGTGCCTGAGAGTCTCGTGATGAGCGACGCCGACCGCGCGCAGATGGTGCAGCAGGGCGTGGAGGCCGGGCAGGCGTTGCAGGCGAACCAGACGCAGCAAGCCGGCGCGCAGGCCCAAGCCGAGGCGCAGGGCGCGCAGGCCGGGCAGCCGCCGCCCGATCAGATGGGTGGGCCGCCGCCGGTGCTCGCGCAGTAGGAGAACCTGAGTGGAGAAGCGAGAAGACTGGTTGTTCCCGGACGCCGGGAAGCAGCGCGCGGAGCTCGAAGAGAAAGGGCTCGTGTTCGCCCAGAAGTACCTGGTGTTCAAGGCGGAGCCGCGTGCGCGCGACCTGCTTGCCCACTGGACGGCGCTCGCGCGCAAAGCGCGCATCCCGGCCAACGCCACCCTCGGCGAGTACGCCGCGGCGAATGCGTTCAGGGAGCTGGTGGAAGGGATCCACTCGCAGATCGAATTTGCAGAAAACGGGCTGAACCAGCCCCGACCGAGGACGACGACCAATGCCTGACCCGACACCCGCGGCCGCTGTAGCGGCACCCGCGGCCGCGCCAGCAGCCCCAGCACCGGCCGCAACGCCGCCTGCTGCCGCAGCCCCGCCGGCCGCTCCCCCCGCCGCACCTGCGGCTCCTCCGGCAGCCCCTGCCCCCGCCGCGGCACCGCCGGTTGCCGACCCCGGGGACTCGCTCCTGCCGCCCGGCGATGCACCTGCGCCCGCCGTAGCGCTGACCCCCGAGCAGCAACTGGCCGCGGCCCGCGACCTCATCAAGAAGGCCGAGGAAGCGGCGAACCCGAACAACGGGAAGTCCTGGCTCCTGAACGAAGGGGTCATGGGCGTCGGCGAGAAGCCGGCGTGGTTTAAAGCAGACAAGTATGCGACGGTCGCCAAGCAGGCCGAGGCGTACACCGCGCTCGAGTCGCGCTTCGGCGCGTTCGTCGGGGCGCCGAAGAACGAAAAGGGCGAAGTCGCCTACACGTTCAAGCCCCCCGAGGGCATCGAAGTCAGCATGGACCACCCCGTGATGCAGGACTTCACGAAGTGGGCCGCCGGCAAGCAGCTGAGTCAGGAAGGCTATTCGGAGCTGCTCGGCATGCTCGTGCAGTACGAGGCGGCGCAGGCACCGAACATCGGCGCCATCAAGGAACGCCTTGGGGAGAACGCGGATACGCGCATCGCGGCGGTTGCCGCATGGGGTAAGGCGAACCTCGGGAACGAGGGCTACGCGACGCTGCGCGCGGCGACATCGGGCAACAACGCGGACGCCGTGTTCAAAGTGCTCGAGCAGGTCATCGGCAAGACCGGCCAAGTGAAGATGCCCAAGCCGGGTGACGACGTGCCGGGTGGTCAGCCGCAGGCCGGGCTCGCAGCGATCCAGGCCCGTCACGGCGCGCGTGATGCCAGCGGGAAGTTGAAGATCGACACAGTGCCCGGGTATCGGGCGCAGATCGACAAGGAGTATCGCGACTACTACGCCGCGCAGGCGTAGCGCGAAGTGATTCGCACTGGGCTTTCCAGCAGGAGAGCCCAGACAGAATCACAAGCAGCAAGCCCCGGGGACCTCGCAAGAGCCCGGACCAGCCGCTGCCGTGTGTGCTACGAGACAGCACAAGGTGAGAGCGGGCCGGGCAACCGGGACCCCAATCGAACTAGCGAGCCGTGGAAGTCGGCTGAGACTCTCCCTTTCAACTCCACTTTGAGGTTTCTCAAATGTCCATTCATTTGGGGGGTACTTACACCTCCACCACGAACGCGGCCATCGCGGCGTTCGACACCGAGGTGAAGCTGGCTTACCAGGGCGAGGGCGTTCTGCGCTCGAGCGTCCGCGTGAAGTCCGGCGTCACCGGTCAACAGTTCGCCTTCCGCAAGATGGGCGCGTCGGTTGCGTACCAACAGACTGCGTCGGCGGAAGAGATCACCCCGAACGACACCAGCCACACGAAGATTTTCGCCACCCTGACGAACTGGCGCGTCGGTGACTACACCGACCTGTTCGACCAGGCGGAGACGAACATCGACGAGCGGGCTGACCTCGCGAAGAACAACGCGAAGGCCATCGGGCGCGCCGAGGACCAGCTGGTCATCAACGCGCTGGCGGCCGTTTCCGGCCCCGCGGGCACCGTGGCTTCCGGCTACGGCGGCACGAACACCGGCCTCACGGCGGACAAGATCCGGCACGCGAAGCGCTACCTCGTGCAGCAGCAGGCGTCGGGCGGCGATCACTTCATGGTGATCAACGCGATCGCTCTCGAGACGGCCCTTGCCGAGATCGAGGTCACGAGCGCGGACTACCAGACGATGCGGATCCTCACGGACGCCGACATCAACAACAAGAAGGCGTTCGGCTTCACCTTCAAGGTGCTCGAGAATCGCGTCGAGGGCGGCCTCCCGGCCGGGTCTTCGAACGTGACGGAGTGCTTCGCGTACGATCGCGCCGCTGTGGGTCTCGCGACCAACATCGAGCCGAGCTCGCGCGTGGACTTCATCCCGCAGAACAACGCGTGGCTGTCCCAGTCGATCTACGGTGGCGGAGCCGCCATCATCGACCCGCTGGGCGTCGTGGTTGTCAACGTCTACGGCACCTAATCGGTAGCCGCTGACACCACCCCACCACAGAGGAAACGCACATGGCTTTTTCGACCTACAACGCGTCGTTCACCCGGGTCGGCCCGGTCAACGACAACTGCCCGACCATCTGGACGTACATCGCCCAGGAAGCGAGTCTCGACGCCGTCGCGGCGAGTGGCTACTTCAACGCCGTAGCCGGCAAGCTCAAAGTCGGCGACCTGATCTACTTCACCACGGCGGCTTCGCCTTGGCTGGCAGGTCTCGCCGTCGTCAAGAGCAACACCCGGAACCTGACCTCGGTTCCCCCGGTGTCCGGTGTGGTTGACCTGTTCAACTTCACCGCGATCAACACGACCATCAACTCGGGCTAAAACCCGTCGGGGCGGTGGCTTTCGCCGCCCCGTCCTTTTCTGGAGGCTACGTGACTAAGCATCTCGTCAAGTGGACTCCGTTCGATCTTGCGTGTCGCCTTAGAACGCTCCAGCGAGGAACGTTGAACGTAGGGAACACGCAGCAGAATCGCCTGAACCTGCTCGCCCTTGCGACTGCGCAGGCGAATGCGCCGAGCAGCCCACCGTGGGCGCGCTGGGGCACCGCCGCCACAGCGGCGAAGGTACACAGCAACCTCTATCTGAATGTGCAGCTTGTACCGGGCTACGTGCCGCCTGCCGGTACCAACGATTGAAGACGATGTTGGTGGTGGGCAGCGCGCCGTGTCTCTACGAGGACACCGCGCGCGGCCTGCAACTTAGGCCTTTCGCATCGCTGATGCTGGTGAACGGCGCGTGTACAGCCTACGAAACGGCTGAGCACGTATTGGCCGGTCACGAAGAGAAGGCCGAATTTTTCGCCCGCGCTCGCCGCGAGCTCTTTCCGAAGGCGCCCCCTTGGCGCCTGCATGCGACGGCGCATCCACATAGGCAAAAGGCATGCAGGGATCTTTTTCCGAGTGTCACCGACTGGTGGCCGCACGAGATTGGCGTCGGCGCGACTTCGGCAAGCAAGGCGGCAAAACTCGCGTTCTTGCTCGGTTTCGGCGAAGTGATTCTCTGCGGCTGTCCGATGGATGGTTCTGGTTATTTCGTCGGCGAAGCTGACGTTCCGCAGCACGTCAACTGCCTGCGGATCGGTGATAGCGGCATGGCGTACGGCATGCAAGTACCGGTGCAGGAAGCCCGGATCATCAAGGGATACCGCGCCAACTTGAAGGCGCTTGCCGAGGGTGAGTTCAAGGGGAAGGTGTTTTCGATGTCAGGTTTCACCCGGGATTGTCTCGGGCTACCACCCGGAGTTTGAACGATGTCTGTTTCTGCATACCCCAAGGATTCCGACGGCGCGGCGCTCTCGACGAAAG